ACGTTTGTTGAATAGTACGTGCGATATTTTCTTTTCAACAATTTGCTGTGCCAATCCCTCTACAATAGCCGATTTACCAACTCCGGGCTCTCCTATTAGTATGGGATTGTTTTTCTTGCGTCGGCACAATATCTGTTCCAATCGCAATATCTCTTTTTCGCGACCAACTACAGGATCGTATTTGCCCTCAATTGCATTTTTTGTCATATCAATTCCAAACTTGTCGAGGAATGGAGTCTTTTGAATGGGGTTGGTAGTAGAAGTATCTACGTTTACCTCTTCCTCTTCATCGTTAGAATTGGAGATCACTTCCAAGTCATCGTCTGTTTCATCTTCTACCTTATCTTTGTAATCGGTAGTTGACAATGTATTGATATTGGGACGAGAGGGGAGCATATTCAGAATTTGTTTGTAGTTTGCACCATTCTGAATTAATATTTGAGCAGCCACATTGTTTTCTTCTTTTAATATGGCAAGCAAAATATGCTCGGTATTTGCAATGCGTTGTTGGGCGAAATTCGCCTCCAAAATGCTTAATTTTATAATCTGCGATGAAGTCTCCGAAAACTGCAAGTCACTATCCGAATCCAAAGAAGGATCTGTCTTTTGTCTTAAGTAATCCTCCAATTCTGTCTTTAGACTATCCAAATCAATATTGAGTGCCAATAAAAGTTGAATGGCAATACCACTATTGTATCGAATGAGACCAAGCAACAGATGCTCTGGCTCTATGTATGGATTTTGCAGTCTGTTAGCTTCCTCTTTGCTGAAATTAATCACCTCTGAGACGCTCTCTGAAAATTGAGTAATCATAATTATTTTCCTTTCTACTTAAAGTGTTGAAACTCTCGACAAAGATAAATAAAATCCATCAAGTCGTATGTTTGTTTAATATAAAACAAAAGGTGTACCAAACAGAAATAAAAAGAGATTGAATAAGGTAACCGTTTATAATCCGAAAAACGAAATGTTCCTAAATTTTTAATCGTCGCGTTTCTTTTTCAAAAACGAAACGGCCCCGGGGATACCCCTCACATAGCATATTCAACCGTCGTAACAATGGTATATTACGCAAAGCGGAAGCAACTGTTATTGTCGCTCCCGCTGATTTTATTATCATTTAAACACTATTTTATTTCAATTCAAAAAAAACGATAACATTTATTTAATTTCAATGTACCTTAAATATTCCACTTTTCCGTTTGGATTGAAATTGGTAACAGTAACATTATACCCTTTTAGCCCCCATCGCAAGAAAAGAAACTTATGCTTATAAACTCTATTAACGAGTAACGATAAGGAGTCTTTAACGGAATAGTAGAAAGAGCTATCTTTCGTCGATGCCCGAAAATGGCACCATTTATCCCGGTAGTCAAACGTTGAGTCCTTTAGCACGTATTTAATGGTCCCTTCTGTCTTCACTCCTATATCGGCCGCAGTAGTAATGTCTTTAGGCTTTATTCCTAATTCTTTTGCCGTCTGTACTGTCTTTGGCTGCGTCTTTTGAAATTCCTTTTTTGTTTGTTCTATAGCCCCGGTATTGACTACTGGGATAGAATCATGCAACATACTCCAGTGTAAGCTATCCGTCAATATCTCAACATTGCGTTCGTTACGCTCTGCATTCTTTCTAAGAGAAATATTTGACCTGGCTAGTAACCATATAGCGATTATTGAGCCTAACAGTATGACTATCTTAGCGATAGTCCAATACTTTTTTAAACCGGTAAAATCAATTTTCATAATTTCTGTTTTTTAATTATTAAAGTAAACTCCACCCTTTCTCGATATCTATACGATTAGCCTTTACGCCATTTTCCTGATAGGCCACGGCCGAAGCAAAGGCAACCATAGTTGCTTTATCGCCGACGTTTATAATATGGGTGCTCGGTATCTGCATTTGGCTGCATACACTTTTTATATAAGCGGTAGTGTTATTTTCATTCGACGGTGCCCACCTCTTAATAAAGTCTGGCACAGTTTTACACCCATATAGTTTTTGATAATTTTGAAGCAACTTAATTAATGCTCTAAAGCCATAGGGTAACGATTTAAATTGCTTAAAAGACTTATCTTTAGATGGCTGTATTTCACCCAGCCACTTCGTACTACTAATCCGGATATTGCCCGGATTGTTATTTCTTAATCCTCTTGTCATTTTCATCTAGTTGTTAGTTCCGTCCGCAGTATCTTTTGCTTTATCAGACATATAAGCCATTATTGCTTTTGCGATCTCTTCCGGATCGGATTTGTGCACGGCGATTGCCTGGGCAAATTCCGCGATCTGTCGAAGTTCTTTACTCTCTTTTGCATCCGCAGGCTCGTATATACTCTTTATCTCAATCGCCCCTATGCCTATAGCCCCAAGTAAAGTTAGCCAGGGGAAAAGAGGTGCGGACCATCCGCAATATGTGTTTAGATACCAAAAACCCGATACCTGCATAATATCCACGACCATAAGAGGCACAAGCATGTTATAATACTTGCTTATTTTATACGTCGTGCGGCGCCAGCCCTCTGATGTTATCGGCTCTCCACGTAACTTAGCCTTACGTATACCGGCCCAAAAATCTAGGGCTATAAAGACTAAGGGTGTGATTAATATACCTACTGTGATGAATAATACTATTATCAATTGCTCTGTCATTTTCTTATTTTTTATAAAGTTCTAATACTATTTCGTTATTAATTTGCGATACGATAACTATGTATCGTGATTCCAGCAACAACAACAGATCGATATTAATTTCGTCTGTCCGCAGCATCATTACCGGTTTGTTTGTTTGTTCAATAGTCGCCATCTCTTATACGTTTTAATGTTAATTCCCGAGTTCTATATCTTTTCTTTAGTACCAATACCTCGTGATGTCCTTTGATATACAGGTATTCATACAGACGACTATCTATCATGTTTAGTATTTTTCGACGGTTGGCGTATTCATTGCTATGCCTGAGCAACCCTAAATACGAATTGATGGAACAAACGCCATGGCGTACTTCCCGCAGCGTCTTAGCTTTATTCAATCGGCGAACAGCTGCTATGAAGTTAGTTAGTGTTCGATTGCAGCAATATACACGCCCGGGCTTTACGATGGCGCCTGTAAACTCTACGCCCTTTTTATAGTGTTGTAAATAAAACTTCTTTTCGTTAAGGCTTAGGCCTAAACTTGCCAACTTGTCACGTATAGAGGGTATTATGCTTAATAGCTTATTCTTATCGGCATGACGCCTTAGCCGTTGCCCTATCTGAATCGGAGTTAAGATAAACACCGGCGGCATCTTTAATCACGAAATAAAAAGTGGTGTCTAACGCTTTAGTATTACTACCACGCTTAACCACGATCGGTGTGTATGTAACTACGCCATTACCGCTAGTATCTTCTGTTATTGCTTCATCCTCTGGGGACGGGTGCGGGTCAATGTCATATGGATCGCTGGCGTCCACAATGCCCTGTATGTCTTTTCCTATTTCGGCACCATCTCTGTATACCGTTGCGCGATATTCTCCGTATGTATTGATGTCCGTTCCTGCTACGGTTAGCGTCTGTGATGTTTGCCCGCTTATAGCAACCCACCCGCTTGCGCCCATCTTCTCCCAGGCGTATGTTAGATTTTGCGTTAGCTCATTGCCACTCTGATAAGCCTTAGCTTTCAAAACGCAGCTTCCGCCCTTATCGGTAATAACAAAATTCTTAGTGTCTCCCGCGGCGATAGTTACACGATAACTACTACCGGCTGCTTGCTGTATGGGTATCGTATAGCTAGCTTGTATACTATCGGACTGCGTACCATAACTGATAGCAGCTACCATCTTAATAACGGCGGGTGCATAGCCTGCCGCAGCTGCGATATTAGCCATTATCTGTAGACCATAATACAAGTTATCAGCTGATGGCGAAATCTTCTTAAATAAGCCTGCAAATGTACCTGTAGACGTGTCCCCGCTAAAGGTTATTTTAGTGCCGTTAAAATAGTAGTCTATGCTATCCGGAGTAGCTACTCCTTCCGCTACGCGACTACTTGTACACACGAAGTATAAAATAGGCTGCGTCGTAGCGAAATTAGGACGTATGGCCGTTATATCCTGTAACGTGCCCTCCCACTCTTGGTAAATATCACCACTTGGGCACATG